CGCCTCTTTTTTGTTGTATAATTACATGAAATAGCGTATGATTTTATTTATCTGGGAACATCCAGCTTATCAGACTGCCCCAGCAGACGCATACACGACGGATAAGCTTAACTTTGTATGGAGAAATCAAAATGTCAAGTACAACCTTTTCAGGTCCAGTCACATCCACAGCTGGCTTTAATGGACCAGTCGTAGTAGATAATACAACTCTTAACACAGGTGCTGCAGTTACAACAACACTTACTCGTGCTCAATCAGGTACTCTTTTTACTGTTGATGGTACAGGTGATATTGTTGTTAATATGCCAGCTCTAAGCACAGATAACCCAGGTACAACCTATGAATTCTTTGTTACTACAGCAGTAGGTGCTGGTACAACAGTAACATTTGTATTACCAGGTTCAGCAGTATCTAATTTCTACGGTGCTTTATCTCTTATGGGTGGCACAGCTGCTAACCCAGCAAGTGACGTTGCAGGCGATACATTAACTTTAGTAAACTCAACAGCAGTTAATGCAAGAGTTAAACTAACATGTATCACTGATGATGGTGCTAACTCTACATGGAAAGCTGAAACACTTTCTACACCACTCGCAACTATTGCTTAATTAGGAGGCTAACATGGCACAACAAACCGATGTAAAAGCCGCCACGCAAACTGGGGCAACAGGTACTCCTGTAGGACATCGTGCCAGAGTGAAGAGTATTCATTATCGTTCAACTGGTACCGCAGGTACTATCGTTCTAAAAGACGGTGGTTCTGGCGGCGCAACTAAGTTAACAGTGAATACTCCAGCCGTGGTAAGTAGTAACGATGTATTTATTCCAGGTGAGGGAATATTGTTTGAAACTGATGTCTATTGCGCATTAACCAATGCAGACGCAGTGACAATATTCTACGGTTAATCATGGAAGAAGAACCTGACAAGTCTTTGGAAAAAGAAAGTGAAAAATGCGAAGAAAAGCGTGAAGAACTAAAAAGACTGTGGGAAGCTCTAGGAGATTGCGTATAAATGGCAACGACTAAGAAAAAGGGAATGGGGATTAAAACTTCTGTAAAGTCGGGTAACTTTCGCCCGACTAAGCAGGGTGCAGGTATGACGAAGAAAGGTGTCGCAGCCTATCGTCGTGCTAATCCTGGTTCTAAATTACAAACCGCTGTTACAGGAAACCCAAAAAAAGGTTCTAAAGATGCTAAACGACGTAAGTCGTTCTGTGCTCGTTCTGCAGGTCAAATGAAAGATTTTCCAAAAGCAGCAAAAGACCCTAATTCAAGATTACGTCAAGCGCGTAGAAGGTGGAAATGTTAAAATGGAAAAAGTGCAAGAAGCTGTAGCAGTTCATTCAGCGGAGATAGATCATATGAAACGTGATATAGATCACATTATGGTAAAAGTTGATAAGATGGATACCAAAATAGATAATATTGAAAAAGTGCTGTCTGAGCTTAGTGGAGGTAAGAAAGTCGCTATGTATATGTTCAGCGGATTTGCTGCTGCTATAGCATTTATAGCCGGGTACTGGATGAAATAATATGTTTAAATTTTTAAAAGAACTCTTTGTATGCAAACCAGAAGTAGCTGTTCAAACTGAAGAAGAACCTGTAAAACCTGTGCAAGGCAAAAAGTTTGATGCTAAGAAACACAGAGAATACATTAAAGCTTTAGAAAGAGAACGCGATGCCGGCAAAAAGTAAAAAGCAAAAAAAGTTTATGCAAGCCGTGGCTAATAATCCTAAGTTTGCTAAGAAGGTAGGCGTACCACAAAAGGTAGGCAAAGAATTTACTAAAAAGAAAAAGACTAGGAGAAAATAAATGGGTAGTTCAACAAAGCAGCAAAAAGATGATCAAGTTATGGATGCTAAAACAAAAAAAGCAGCTGAAGACGTTAAGAAAAGAGACACAGAAGAAAATAGAAGTTTTAGAGAAAGTATACTTAACGCAATTACGCCGGAATTTTTAAAAACGCAAAAGAAAAAAAATAAAGATTTGGAAGATGCGGCAAAAGAGTTGCGCTGTGGTGGTCGGGTTCATAAAAAAGCTGAAGGCGGTATGCTAAAAACACCAGACAATCCAGGCTTAAAAAAATTACCTGAAAGTGTTCGTAATAATATGGGGTATATGAAAAAAGGCGGTAAAGTTAAAAAGGGTTATCATCGTATGCCAGATGGGAAAGTTATGAAAGATTCAGCTCATAAAAAACAATCTAAGTGTAAACGTGATGGCATTTGTGTTCGTGGTAAAACAAAAGGAAGGATGGTGTAATTATGGCTGATCCAGATAAAAAAGAAAAAAAGTCTTTATCAGAAAGAATAAAAGACGCACAAAACGCTAAAGAAACTTTTGCTAGTGGATATGAACGTGGAGTTCGTTCTGGACTTAAAGGCCCTTTTAAAAGAAAATTAGATGAGCTTCTAACTGAAGCATTACCTGGATATGTTAAAGAAGGGAAAGGGCATAAAGGGTATGAAAAAGGCGTAGAAGATGCTGCAAAAGCTAGAGAATATAAAGAAAAAGAAAAGAAAAAATATGGCGGTAAAATTAAAATGAAACGCGGCGGTTCAGTAAAAGCACATCGTGGTGATGGTATCTGTAAAAAAGGTAGAACAAAAGGACGCTTCATATGATGGCCTGTCGTGGCATGGGTAAAATTAAAAAGCCCGTTGCTCTTAAAAAAGGTGGCTCAGTTAAAGATGCTTGCTACAAAAAAGTAAAAGCTCAGTATAAGGTATTTCCTAGCGCTTATGCTTCAGGAGCTATTGCTAAGTGTAGAAAAAACAGAGGAAAATAATGGCAGTTCGCAAGACAGCTAAAGGCGCTGCACTTAAACGCTGGTTCAAAGAAGAATGGAAAGATGTAAGAACCGGTAAAGCCTGTGGTCGCAGTAAAGGAGAGTCTCGAGGTACTCCCTATTGTAGACCTAGCAAACGTGTGTCTAATAAGACTCCTAAAACATCAGGAGAGATGACCACCGCAGAGAAACGTTCGCGAATAGCGCAAAAGAAAAGCTTGGGGCAACCTGCAGGTAAACCCCGTAGAGTTGCGTCTCTTAAACGAAAAAAGAAATAGGAGATTATTATGGAATGGAATTGGGAACACTGGGCAGCGTTAGTTGTCTGGACATGGGTTTGGGAAAAATGGGTTTCTCATCACTGGCATGACGTATGGGGATGGATGACAAGCTGGTGGCACTAATTAAATAGTTTCAATGAACAAGAAAGATTTTATAACTTATTTAATTATTGTTTTTATTACAGCAGTGCTTTGGTATGCTGTAGAAACAAGAGCAAACGTTTTTTTAAAAAACGAGCCTATATACATAACAGGTGATTCATGTGGTGGAAGAATGTATACAGACTGGCCCTGCATGAATCATGCTGGTTGTATAAAATTAGGATAATAATATGGCAACTTCAGGAACAACAACATTTAATCCAGATCTCAACGAGATTGTAGAAGAAGCATTTGAAAGATGTGGTGCTGAACTTAGAACTGGATATGACTTAAGAACTGCAAGACGCAGTTTAAATTTGCTTACAGCAGAGTGGGCAAACAGAGGCGTTAATCTTTGGACAATCGAAGAAGGCACAGTTAGTTTAGTCTCGGGTACTGCAACTTATAATCTACCTACTGACACCATTGATATTATTGAACAAGTTATTAGGACAGGTTCAGGTACTACTCAAAACGATATTAATATTAATCGAATCTCAGCTCCTACATGGGGATTAATTCCAAATAAAAATAGCACAGGCAAACCAATACAGGTGTGGGTAAACAGACAAGTAACTCAACCTACTATTAATGTATGGCCTGTACCTGATACAAACAATTACACGTTTGTGTATTGGAAACTAAAAAGATTAGATGATGCAGGTAACGGTGTTAATACGCAAGAAATACCATTTAGGTTTTACCCTTGTTTAGTTGCAGGATTAGCGTATTATTTAAGTTTAAAAATACCAGGTGCAGTAGATAGAATGCAAATGTTAAAACAAGAGTATGAAGAACAATGGATGTTAGCATCTACTGAAGATAGAGAAAAAGCTGATTTAAGACTCGCACCTAGGTATCAGCATATATAGGGGCAAACATGGGTAGACGATATACCTCTGGCAAACATGCAATCGCAGATTGTGATAGATGTGGGTTTCAATATAAATTAAAAGAGTTAAAGTCTTTATATGTTAGAACTACAGATACTCACATAAAAGTTTGTAAAAATTGTTGGGAACCAGATCACCCACAAAATATGCAGGGTATGTATCCTGTTGATGATCCGCAGGCAGTGCAAGATCCAAGACCTGATACAAATTTAGTGGATTCGCGTAACTATCAGTGGGGTTGGGATCCAGTAGGACTTAATAATTCATTGCAATTAACAGGACTAGAAGATAATTTAGAAGCGACAGGGGCAATAGGAACTGTTACAGTAACAACTACTTAGGAGTATAATATGAACAACGATAGAAAAGGATGTAAACCAAGTTATAAACAGCCTCAACCAGGACCCGCAGTTAATTCAAATGGCTATCCTGAAAAGGATGTCAAAACATCTGGTGTTAAAATCAGAGGTACAGGCGCTGCTACAAAAGGTACAATGGCTCGTGGGCCTATGGCAT